TGCAGCAGCAGCCGCACCTGTATTAATTAGTCTTTTGCCTAAAGCCATATTTATTCTTTTTCAGATGGAGGGAAAAATTGTACGTTGTATTGCAATGCAGTCTTATAGGACTTCTTAGCATTTACTTCAGCTTCTAACCTATCGGCTTCTGTAAGTATTCCTGCTCTTTCTGTTGCAACATCCGAACTAATAGCAATATCCCTCTCTGCTTTTCTTATAATTTGCCAATCGGTGGGTTGTAACAAACTACCTGCTTTAGATTTTATCTCTGCAATCTTACTTGCTTTGATGTCGGCTATCTTATACCTTTTTTCTTTTTCGCCTGTTGGCTCTCCATCTTCTCCGATAACATCAAACTCCTGATTAAAGTCTATGTCGGTAACATCATAGGTTACTATCTTATTCTTTTCATCAAAGTATAGACCTCCTTTGGTTTGGGTCTGTGGGTCATAGCTTGGTCTGACAACATCATAAAATCCCTCTGCCTCCAATACTTCTTTAGATGCGTTTCTGAAATTTGTTATATGACCAGATTTACCATTAAATGTTTCTGGTAATAATTTTGTAGGATAAATTCCTGTATTAGTTACTTGTGCCTTCATATTATTGTGGTTGTGCCGATGAATAAGTTGAAATTGAATAGTGATATTTTTTTGCACCTGATGCATCATCCGTGCAAACTATTTGAATCAAATTATCTGATGACCCATCATAAGTGGTTGAACCTACCCTGTTAAATGTTGAGCCGGTTTCTGCAAATGTAAGGGCATAATTACCACTAACAATTAAGTCAATAACTTGACCTTGTACGGCGTTTGAAAAAGTAAATGTTGCCGCCCCTGATGCCGTTGCCGTAAATGTACAACCGTTTAAAAAATTGAGGGCAAAGGATGTTCCACTTCCAAGTGCTGAAAGTTCTGAATACCTATTTTCTAATTTTACAAACGTAACTGAATCATCAGCTAAAAAACCGGATGAAAGTGTTGTGGCAACCGTACCGTCCGCCAAAAGGATTTGACTTGATGATCCACTTGTTTTGACAAACGATGTTGCCTCCAATCTTCCGGTGGTGTCAACTTGTATATTTAAGTCATTACCAACACCATCAGTCAGTTCTTTTGTTGAACCCGATGCGGCGGCATTATCAGTTAATTTGATAAGACCTTGATAAGTATCTTTTATTTTTAATCCCGATAGTGTAGTACCCATAATTAATTTTTTACAAATTTAACAAATTTATATTTCATCCCATAATTCACTTTCTGCATTCCAATTTTTATTTAGCACCTCCCAAGTTTCCGGCAACCTTTCATCATATCTGTCCCATACCTCGTTAATAGAATCCCAAGTAAGAGGAATTACATAATTATACGATTGCCATTTATCTTCCGTGGTATTCCATAAATCTTCAAGATTATCTAAAAGATGTTTTTTTAGTATCTTTTTGGTTTTCTTAGACCTTGAAATTACGTTAAAAGAAAGACCAAGCATTTATTTTGGTTTTCGTAAGTAGCAGATGACTTGACCTTGACTTATTGAAACATCAGTAAAATTGCCGTATATTATATGTCCTTCTTTTATTGAAAAACTTGAAAGACCGCTATCACCCCCGGAAGTGTCATTTGTAAGTGTGATTGTGGTGTTTTCTGTGCATTCTATTGAACCAAAAAATTCACCACTTGGCGTTGATGAATTACCGTGTGTATTATCTAAAACCCTAAATCCATAATCACCGAATGACATTCGATAAAAATTATTAGCGGAATACAAGTCACGAGTTGCCATATTTATCTTTTTTTACCTTGACCACGAGATTTTTTTTTCCACCCTTTTTGATTTATTGATGCATTCTTTGAATGAACACCGGGGCGTTTTCTTTTCGTGGCTTTTACAAAATTAGTAATATTTTTCGCCATTATTTATGGAGTTTATTTCCAAACACCTTCTCGACCCCACGACTGCCGAAATAGCCTCCCAAAATCACTTGCATAAGCCCCGTGATTGTTGTTAGATCATAGTCCATATACCATCCAATGATATAAGAAATTGTAAAAAAACATAAAGTCAAAGGGCGAACATTTTGCGCCAACCATCCACTTCTGCTATCTGCCACCCACCTTCGGGTCACTCCGTCCATTTCGGCACGTTCTAATCTTAGCTTTTCTAAAGCGACCTCCTTATCCTCGGATGACATATCTGAGCCGCCAATAATTGCTTCAATTACGTTTCCAATGGGGGTATCTTCGGCAATTGCACCGACCACCTTTGGAATCTTTTGCAGTAGAAAAGAACCTACCGCCGTATCTTTAAATTTCTTTTTAGGCATATTGTACTCCCTACTGTATTAGTAAATCCAAATAACGTTGGATGATTTTTGTCCTCCATATTCTTTGCAGTCATTGTCAACGTGAATAAATCCTGATTTTCCTGAAATACCGATTCTATTAAATCCGGCTTTGATAAGTGCATTAACGATGTTAAATCTATCTCTTGATGTTGTTGCCAATATATCTGCCGCCCTTCCGTATAAATGAGATGATTTGATTTCTGTCTTGCCAAGATTTTTGTATATGGCTCGGTTTTTTTCTGGTGTACGATACCCCGAAGTGATTTTAAAGGGTGTCCCATTACTATAACCTCGAGCCGTGTCGAGCATCCTAAGAAAATCCCTATCCATATACAAATCAGCAGAACCGGCATAGTCCGGCGAATCAAATTCCTCAATATTAAAATATTTAAGATTCATTACTGCAATCATTTTTACAACCGCACTTACCGCTTTTGCAGTCATCGTGTTGAAGTGTTTTGTTCAATAGTAATCGGTCAATGGTATCATCTTGAACTTTGATAAGCATATTTTCAAGCATATCTTTCGATTGAACAAGCATTTCAATTTTCATTTCAAGATTTGATATTTTCTTTTTTGCCGCATCCAAATCATCAGGGTTTCTCCCGGTAATACTTGCAATGACCATCGCAATTGATGCCGCAATCATACCTATAAGGGTATTTACTATTTGTGCGTTTTCACTTGGTATTTGATACTTTGAGAGATATAATAATATCAAAACAACCAAGAAAAATACAAGTAAACTTCCTGCAAAGTGTCTTATGTCTTTCGCTACTCCGTTTGTTGGCATTTTCATCTGCTTAATGGTCTAAATAGTTGTTGAAATCTTTGTCTTATCTTGGTAATTCTAATCCCTTCAATTTGGCTTTGGGTAGGTTTAATACTGTTGTACATTATTTTTTAAGGGCTTTATATATTGAAATACAGGTGAACGTAAGGGTTGCAGTTAACACGAAAAATTGAATCACAGAATTGACTTCCGATACACTAACTGCAAATGCACCTATGTTTAGTCCATATACACTAAAAATCTTTAAATCATCCATAGATCATCCATTATATTTTTTCTATTTTATTTGATATTTCGACAATCGCTCGGAAATATGTTTTATCCTCCAAGTCATCCTCAAAATATGTCACACCGTTATTTGTGCAAGTTATAACATTAAATCCATCGCTTGATAAATCGTAATACCCACTTGATCTTGTACGGACTAAATTTAAAATACTGCTTACAATTTGATTCGACTGCAATTCACCACCGGAATCGGAATCAAATGCCGTGACAACTTCCAATCTCGTAACGCATTCAGAAATGAAACTTGTTCCGTTAAAATCACTTTCGTTATTACTTACAGAAAACACCCTTATATATGGCTCAGATGCATCAGATGGCACTCTATTATAAACCGGGACATAACTGCCACCAATAGAAATTGCATCCGTTAAACGGCTTAAAATGGCTTTTCTAATAAACTGTAATGCCTCGTTCATCGTGTTAAATTATTTAATCGACCGTCAAGCCTATCTAAAAGGTTTTTTAATTCCACCCTTACAGATGAAAAGAAAAAAGGTCTTGCGTTTTGATTGGTTTTCTTTTTTAGTGGATTTGCCTTGAATTGCTCAGCATAAGATTTTGGAATACCAAGTTCCAACATATCATTAAATTTAAGATTTCCATCCCTTGTTCCAAATTCAACAAATGGCGAATAAAAAGTCTTTGAAAACACCCTTGCCATTTTGCCCATTCTACCGAATCCAATACCTTGTTTTAAAGCCGATTTATCAGTTGGCACACTTTTTTTCATTCTTGCCGCCGAAAAAGCAGCAGTATCACCAATCTCTTTTGAAAGTCCTTCCTTAGAAAAACTTTTGAGTTGATTGAGTTTTCGGTTCAAATCATTTAAATCGCTCTGTTTGATTTTAACACTAATCAATTTTTGTGGCTTTTATCGTTGTATAATATTTGTATCCGGATTCGAATTTACCATTGATTCGGTATTCACCGGAAACGTTTTCTATTTTTAAAAGATCGGTGTTCAAGATAGTGTCGGCGGTTTTTTGTCTAATAATAAGTTCAATATCAAGTTCACGCCTACGCTTTCCATTCTCTTGGTTTATATCACCGCTTGTTTCCCTTTTATATGCCCATATAGTCGATGCGGTTGCCGTTGTGGAAGTAAACCCTCCGAAAGTGTCGGCGGTTTTTGTCAATCGCCTTACTTCAACCCTTGTATCAAGTTTTCCCGCATCCATTAAATAAACACGGTTTTATATGATGACAATAAGTCCATTGCACTTGTTGGAATTTCATTTATTGATTCCCCAACTACAAAGTCAGACCGATTGTCATAATAGGTCGTTACCATTTGCAACAACGCTTGTTTCAGGAAAGAATCATCAATCCCGGTAGTGACATAAGTGATTTTTACTTCCTTTGCCGGTAGTTCGTTCAATTCTATTATTTCATTATCCAATCCCTTTGCCGAATATGTTGCGGCAGTTCCATCAACGGTTGCAGATGAAATAGATGCAACTGGAGCAAAAGGTAATGCGATCCTCGTGTCAGCAAATGGCAAATAGTAAGTTCTATTTTTTGCCACAATATCTTTTGAAATATAATTTTCCGCCACGATTCTTGCTTGGGTGATCATTTGCCCAATAATAGTATCATCTGCCGTGGTGTCAATTCTTGCAAAATCCTTGACATTTGCCGCCGTGATGATTTCACTTCCGGTTGTGGAATTGATTTTAATTTGCGGTTGAAACGTAATTGGCGGGTCGCTGAAATAAGTGTTTTGTGTATATGGCATTATTTGCTTCTTTTAGTAGTTCTTTTTTTTGCCACTTTGTTTTCCTTAGTTTCTTTAGCTTTTTTTTCCTCTTTTACCTTTTCAACAAATTCAACGCCGATTCCTTTTTTGATATAATCCGATGCGACCTTGTTGTCAATATCATAAACCTTTTCCTCCCAACGCCATCCATCAGAGGATAAAACGCTTTTTTTCATTAATATTTTCATAATATATAATTTACACAAAGATAAAAAAAAAGGGTAACACTTAAATGCTACCCTTAATTAACCAAACTCACCTAAACAATTTATGTAGGGGATTGAGAATCCCTCTTGAATACAAAGTTATTAAAATTTTTGGAATATTTACCCACAAGTGATAACCTAACCGATTGCATATTTCCATTGTTTTTAAATATAAAAAACCCCTCAAGATGATAAACATAAACGGCAAAGTAATCCACATCGCTTTTAGTATAAACCCTTTTTGAATTTTGAAGTGGCACTTGTATTGTTGTAATGGTGTCTTTTATGGGTAATTTTATGGTTGATTTGATTTGTATTTTATATAAGTTTTTGCCATTATCAACTACGCAATCATAAATTGATGCATCCGATAAGGGCATTGAAACATTATATCCCCTTTTAATGCATTCGGTTGCGAAAAGGTATTCACTAAAACACCCCCTTTGATTATTATTCAATTCATTGGTTTAATGTAAAGGTATAAAAAAATGCCCACCAAGTGAATGGCGGACATTTCCCAACAATTATCAAACAAAAAAAACTATCTTAATTTCTTTACTAATTTATTAAATTTTTTAATATTAACAATATTTTGATTTATGTTTATCTGCCGATGGATATGCATATCCTTTTTTTTGCTTAGGAAGTTATCTTTTTGAGCCATATTATTATATCAATTAAAAATATTTCAATGTGAAAGTTATTCCACCATTCGATAATTGTTTCAAGATGTAAAAGAAAATTTGAACATAACCAAACCGATATAAAAACCGCCGACAATAATATTGCAAACGATTTCGCCGCCTCAATTATGTTCTTGCGATTTTCCTCGTTGGTAATTCTTTTTACCATTATATATTCTGGTGTATCTTGTATTCTATATTCATTTTGATTTTTCATAATTTAATTTTTGGTTATAAAAAGGGGGTGTTGCCACCCCCGGTTGTTTTTACTTTTCTTTTTTCCAAACTCTTATGTGAGATTGTTCTTGATATTCATTCCAAAACATTTTTTTAACTCTTGTTAAGTGTCCGTTTAATAAACACTCTGTTTTGCCATCTATTAACATTTCGTAATTCCAATCAATAATTTCGTTGTACTTATTTGTAGGTTTTGTGATAATATCTTTACCGGTCAATTTTACAAGTTCTCCTTTTAAACCTGAATAAGTTTCTGTTAATACTACTTTTCTCATAATCTTGTTTTTAATGGGGGCGTTGCCGCCCCCTGTTGTTTTTATTTTATTATATCGCTGTTGTTATGTGCGTCAATTATTTCTTTTTTCATAAACTTTCCTGTAGTTTGAAATATTTCTTCAACATCATTTCCCCAATGGTCTTTAACAATTTTGTATCCTATTAACTTCATTTCATTAATATGTGTTCCAACAAATTGTCCTATTTGAAACCAGAAATCTTTTGGTGATAATCTATCGGTTAGTAGAATTTGGTTTGGGTTTTGTCTTGACTTAACTGACCAAATGTAATATTTGTGTGGGTTTTTAAGTGTGTAATTAGTTTCCATTGTGTTATTGTTTTATGTTTATGATGTAAATATATAATTTATTTTAGAATATAAAAAATATTTTACATTTATTTTCTTAAACCCAAAAAGGGCAGTCGATATGACCACCCTTTCAAGTTCAAAATTAATCGTTAGATTAAGGTGTTTCAAGTGCCGCTTTAGCAGTTGAGAACGTACCTTGTACGATTGCATTAGGGGCATAATTACTCAAAGCCACCCGTTCTTGGGCTTTTACGGTCACAAACCCATCTCTGAAGTTGGTAGAATCTTCCCTTGAAAATTCGATTCCAAGTCCATCACGAACCCAAAGTTGCGTTGCTTGTGCCAAGTTACCAACAAGGAATTTTCCGGCAGTCACGGCGGTGTTCAATGTAATTGGAACGCCATTGATTGCAGGTTGAATACCTTGAACGATTTGATTTTTCAAATATTCGTTGGCAGTAGATTTCAATAATACTATTTTATGGAAATCAGTAGGATTCAAAAGAATCGTGTCGGCTTGATAGTTAGCAAGTGCCAATTGATTCAATGATGCAATAAGAACATCAAATTCATTAGCTGACTCAACCGCATCATCAAACGCCCCACCTGAAGTGACAAAAGCCGCACCATCGGTGAAAAGACCATCAAGGTTTGGTGAAGAACCATCTCCGTTAAGGATTTCAGTATCCTCAACAGACAACACTTTTCCGGGTACTCTTGCCGATAAGTAAGAAGATAATCCGGGAGTATCATTAAGCATTTCCTCAGTTATTCTCATAAATGTCCCGATTTTCTCAACATTTACGCTTGTTGCGGTAATGTCAAAGTCAGAGGCACCAAGAGTTGAACCTTGAGCAGTTGCTGCGGCACCATCATCATAAGCAGATTCTTTAGGGAATCTAATTGTCTGGGAATCGGTGTTTCCGATAGGCAAAAGAGTTCTTACGTGAACGCTTCTTGAAGGGTCGAATTTGAAGTCTGTGATTACAGTTTCTCCGGCAACAACTCCCGTGTAGGCATTCGCCATTGTCATATCACCCGCCTTGATTTCAAATCTTGCGGCGTTGGTGTTCCCTTTTACAAGTGCCTCGATTGCACCATCTTTGATGGCGGCTTCGATTTGACCTTTAAAGGTTTTTGTGTTTACTCCTGAAAGCGTTTTTTTGCTTTCCATTTCGATGGCATCCATTCGCTTTGTAGCGGCTTCCATCTTGTCATTATAGTCGTTAGTCAAATTAGTGATCTCGCTTTTAAGACTTGATTCAACTTCACCTTTTGCGTTTTCTTGCGCTTGGTTGAAAGCCTTTTCAATCTTAGAATCTACGATGTCACCGATTTGGTCTAACTGATTTTTTACTTCCTCGTTCATTTTATTATTTTTTAAGGATGTTAAACAAATAGTTAAATTCTTCAGTTGAATCTCCTTTCACGATTTCCGGCTTCGTAACCTCAATATCAGTTGGCGAAGTGGTCATATTCATAAAAATAGATTTCAATTTTAATATTTCCGCCTCAAGAGTATATCCAAGTTCATCGGATATATTCCCTTTGCGGACTAATCTTGCGATATTATCATATCGCTTAATTACTTTATTTGGGTCAACGTTGCCCTTGACATCCAAAATCATTGCTTGGTCATTAGCGGCAAGTGTAACGGCAGAAACCTCATAGAGTTTCACCTCATTAATCTCACGCCTACCATTCACCATTTCTTTTTGGATGGGTAGAATCCCGACACTATTTTCGGTAATCACCCCGGCTTTGATTAGTTCAATGACATCCATTCCTAATTGGGTTTTGGCAATCTCGGCTTCAAAGACAAGACCTTTCTCGTCCTCAACCAAGTTGACCATCTTGCCGATAGGTTTATCCATATCGTGTTGGTAAAGGTACTTGACCCTTCTACCGTTTTCGGCAATGGTTTTCTTGTATGCCCCGGATTTAATTATATCATTATCCGAATCAACGTTGTTGAACACCGAGGCGTAACCTTTTACGATTCCCGCTTTTTCATCGGCATCAATTATCTCCCCCATTGGGGACTGCTTAAATATAATATTGTTCATATTGCAAAGATATTAAATTTCATCAATAACATTTTGTGCCACCATTTCACCGGCTAATCCAAACGCTAAACCTTCAAGTTGTGTTGTGGGTTGTGCATCCGGTTTTGGTAAGTGTGCAACCGCACACCGGCAGTTCACAACATTTGCCGCCCTTCCTCTTGGGTCACCCGGCATCATTAACAGTTCGCCACCTACATTGAATGGTTTGTCCATATCTACCACTTGACCGTTAGTCATTCGATGGGCATCCCTTTCACGACCGTCAACGGAAGTCAACCATTCTTTTTGCAAACCACTTGCGCCAAACATATCAAGAGCAGACCTTTCGGCACCAAGATTTGCGGCATAAGTTGCTTCAGTTCTCACAATTCTTTCCGCTTGGTATGCGGACAACTTATTAAACCTTGAACGTAAAATGCGACCCCTCTGGTCAGCACCTAATGCCATAAACTCCGGGTCTTGCATAAATCGTTGTAAGTTTTTTATCACCTCCGCCTTAGCGGTGCCTTGTAATAAAACAATCCTTTGCCCGGCAACCTTTCGACCCGCTTCGGCAAACCCCTCGCTCCATACATCATCAAACCCGGAAACATCTTGTCGTTTGGATATTAGGCGGTCATAAGTCTTGGCGTACCACTTAGCAAATCGTAACCCGATATTGGAATAAAGTCCAACGTAAAGGTTTTCAAGTTCGTTTGACTTGAATAAATTATTGCCACCTCTTGGATTGTTGTCCAATAGAAAACCATCAATGGCGGTTTTGTACTGTTCATTGTAATATCGTTTGAATTTCGCAACCTCGGCTTTTTCTCCAATGTCGAGTTGTTGGGAAAATTCGTTTCTCCAAGTTTCCCTTTCGAACATATTTAGTCGTTTTCAGAAATACGCTTTGCCCAAGATACCATCGCCGCACCGCCCCAAAGGTTATAAGCCACATATCCACGGTCTTTCCACGGCTCATCTTTATATTGTGGGTCAATCTTTGCGTTGTCTTTGTGTCTTGCTAAAAAGGAGTTGACACGCCTTACGGTGTCCAATGATAATGCCTCACGACTTGCAAGTTGATTGGCTCTCTCCCAACCGACTCTTGTTCCGCCTTTTACAACATCCCGACCATATTTCTCACGCCATTCCAACATTCGCTTGGCGTTGTTGGTTGCGCCTTGCGGGTAGTCAGAATAAGTTTCTGCCTTTTGGCTTTTTTTGTCTGATGACAATGGGTGTTCCTCCGGTAACAAATCGGTGTCGTATGCCCTTCTTTTGAATTTACCAGTTCTTAGTGCATAAAGTAACCCGTTAACCCTACCTAATGCCCATTGATCTTCGCTCGATACATTTGGTCTTACGGATGATGGGTTTGTGCGATATGCGCCGATCCCCCTTACAAATGACCTTGCCAACATTGAATAAGTTGCTCTTTTTGCCGGGTTGTCACCATATTCCTCATTATGGTCTTTTACTTTATTACGCAACGCCGTTTCCATCGCCCCACGGATTTGTGGTGCTTTTTGGATAATTTCTTCTTCGTTGATTGTATCGGTATCTTCATCATCATCATATCGACTATCAAGTTCGAAATTGTATTCAAAAGAATCGGCATCCATTTCGCCGTAAAATTCATCAAGGCGATTGTCTTTTGCCGCCTCATATTCCTCGTGGGTTTCAAATGGCATATATATAGTATAACCATCATAAATATGGGAATGATAACCATCCCCACCCATTTCTCTTGCTCTACTTTGTGCCTCACTTATTGTTGTAAATACATCATTCATCCCCGGCACTTGTCTTTTCTCTGCCGGTTCAATTTCTATTGGTTCGGGTGTCATATCGGGCATATCTGAATCACCAAGTGGCAAAAGATTAGCCGGGATATAATATTCATCCATTCTTTCGTTCTCCTCATCCTTACCGTAAGACATTGCCGCACGTTTCTCGTTTGGTGTAAGCCACCACGCTTGGGACATCTGAGCGACAACCTTGTCGGTTTCCTCTTGCAGTTCCGGGATGGTAGTATAATCAAAATCAATAAACACCTTTTCGCCATACTTGGGTGCTAACCAACGATTCAGTTCATCCCTTATTTTCATAAGTTCGGGGATCACCGCATTGGTGTATAGCATTTTTCGTGCCTCTTTTATATTGTTGTACGTTGCCGATTCAACATTGTTAAGCAGCACCGCCGGGACATTGTAAACGTTGCAAAGGTCTTTGATGGTGCCATTGTATTGTTCGATAAGGGAAAGGTCGGCGGCATTCAGTCCAAAATTAACCCACGACAATTTTTTAGGGGTAATGATAACATCCCCGGCATTGCCTGAACCTTGGTATTGTTGTCTGAATTTTTCCTTGAGTTGTTTGGCTTGTACTTCATTCAAATCCCCTTCCTCGGACATTAAAACACCCCTTGCCGTTTGGTTTTGTAAATATTTGACCCCGGTGGTAAGTGCCTCATTGTTGGCATCCATTGAACGGAGTCCGGCTCGTAGTGGTGACATACCATAAAGGTTTTGCCCTGACCCATCGAAATAAGGATTGAAATCTTTGATATGACAAACATCATCGGCATCGATTTGAAACGTTCCATTATATTCCAAGGTATAATGGTCAACCGGTTTCATAAAGCCACCGGAATGGATTTCCATCGCTTGACTTGGTAGAACATAAAGTTCGCCATACTTGGATTGGTTTGCACCCCTCTCCGGTGTGATTCCGTAGATGTAACGGTTTCCGGTTAGCTTACCAAACGCAATTACCTCACTTAAAAATGATGCGTAAGATTGTGCCGGGTTTGGTCGGTTCAATAGTTCGTGGATTTCAGTTCCCTCTAATTCGACCATTGAATTTTTTAAAATAACTTGTGCCTTATGGGTTGCATTGGCATCGAATCCGTTTGATGTTAGTGCCTTATATCTTTTTAGTGAGTTTTCACTTTTGACCTCATAAACTTGGAACGGAACCGTTGACGCAGCCTTTGTTATAAGATTGACAATCGAATAAACGGTCGAGTTGAAACGATACCCTTTATTAATATACGAATCATCATTCTCTGCGCTTGTAATGATTGTATCGCCTAAAAAGTTGTAAATCGCCCGATTAAATTGTGAACTTGTGGCTTGACTGTTTTTAGTCATTAGCCTTTTGAAATTATCGAATATTGATGCCATTAAAGTCTATATTTTTACAAAAATAATAATTAAATAACAAAGAAGTCATTTCGCTTGGAGTATTGCGAATAAACTCCGTATCGAAGGCAGTCCATTTGGTGGTTCAACCGGTCTTGTGGCTTGTTTATGATTGTGCCATCTTTTAACTGTTCCCAATAGTATCCATTGTACTCCTTAAATATATTTTTTGATTCTTGGCTTACGATGACATCGTATTCCTTGAGTAATGAAATCCCGGCGGTGATTGACCCTTGACCTTTGATTGCCGGTTTGCATAATAATCCCGCCCTTCGGAGTTCCTCACCGGACTTGGGTTCGGCACTATCATAAAACGTTAATACTTGATCATATCCATTTGCCTTGAAATATTCAGCGATGTCACCGTTGGTCATTCCGGTGTTGTATAATATTTCGTGAACATATAATTTATCTGATTTTCGGAAAATTATTGATGCCGCTGAGGGATCGTTGCTAAATCCAAAATCTAATCCAATTACCGCCTCGGTATGCAAATCAAATTCCGGGAAATCTTTGTGGGGAATAAAGTTCCAATTATTGAATATCTGCCGGGCGGAAAAGACTGCCTTTTGACCTTCACCAAACACCCTCCAATAATCCGGATCACGCTCACGCATCCTTTCAATCTCATAAATAAGATCATCGGACAAAAACATATTGTCTTTGTAGGTTGTAATCCAAGTATCACAATCCTCCCTTGGGATGATGTCATCATATATCCAATGCACCGGGTCGGATGGATTGAAGTCCATAATGATGTTGTCTGTGGTACGCATATTGATTTGTCGGAAGTCCTCGAGTAATAATTCGTTTGCCTCATTCAACACGGCGATGTTTCTTTTTCTTCCTCTGATTTTCTGTGGCTCATCTACCGATAAAAACTCCACAAGGTGTTTACCATACCTAAAAGTGTTCTCCGCTTTATTATGATTTCCATCGAAATACATCCCGGTCTGTTCTAATATAGAAATAAAGTCCCTTTGAATAGAGCCTTTTAAAGCCGGTAATGTTTTTCTGATAAGGGAAATGGTCAATGGTTCTTTTGCAGTCGTTAGAATGTACGCCACATACTGACATATAGCGTATGTCTTTCCTGACCTTGTGCCACCCTGTAAAACATTAAATCTTTTATTTGAATTTATTAAATCGTAGAATTGTCGATTGCACTTTTGTTCTACGACTCCGATTCCTTTTTTGCCGGTTTCCATTCAATTAGTGTTGACTTGATTCCGCCATCGTGTTTAATTTCTTGCCTTGTTCCATTTAATCTATGAGCCTCGTGTTCCTCAGAAATCATTTTCATCGCCGCAATTTGTAGTGATGGCGTTTCCGAATCAATCCAATTGGAAAGCATTTTAGTTTTTTTAGAAACCCTCATTTCCTCAACCGCCTTTTTTATAGTGTCCGATTGGTTCAATTCAAGATCATAAAAAGTAGTTTTACCACAAGGTAAAAATGCCACGATATGCTCCATAAACATAAGTTTATGTTTTTCGATAGCAATCAACGCCTTTTTTTCAAGTTCTTTTTTATCGTATGCCATTATTTATCAATGTACCAATTAATGTTGAATCCAAATATTCCAATGAACACTTGGATGGTGTGTTTAAAATCTTTTTCCTCATCGATTCCTAAAAGGTCATCATTAGAATAATTAAAACCAACCGTAAGTCCATAAAGGGTAAAAAATTCAATTTCAAACATCTTTAAATTTTTTGTAAAGGTAAATATAAAATTCTTTCCACTTGGTGTCATATTCTTTTTTGGAATATGTTTTGCCGGATGTTTTAGGGTTGCCGTTTATCTCATAGACTAAAATAAATTCCTTGCCTTGGGGTTTTGGATAACATCGTATGGAATTGTTTTCGCACCATCGAAAAGCATCAAAATACTCATTTAGATTCATTAAAAAGGTATTGTGTCTTTTACGACTGTGATTCTGTTTTTCTTTTCATCTATGGGTTTATATACGCCACCATTTTTAAAATCAGGTGCCACGGTGAAATATCCTTGTTTTCCGTTTTCTTTTCTCTTTACCTTTTGGATATGTACTTGAACCGAATCCGATTCATACATCGTACGTTCTCCAATTGACCGGTAAACGGTAAGACAATTATAAGACTTATTAAAAAAGTCAGATGACCCACTAATATCATAGGGCGTTGGTATTTTAAAAATACCATTGTCTGATTCCATTTTTCTTGGGTGTGCAACCAAAAAAAGATGGGTGTTTGTCTGTTGTACGAATTGCGTTATTTCTGAAAGTACCCGACCAACGTATGAATGGTCTTTTTGTGCCGAATGGTCAAGCATATTCCAAGGGTCGATTGTTAAAACATTGACACCTTTTTGAAACACTAATTCCCGGAATTTATCAAGGATTGATTTTAGTGTAAGATTCTGAAGGTCTATTTTCACAAAGTAAAAGTGTTCTTCAATAAAATTTTTTGTTTTGTTAAGATCATCCGTTGTGCAATGCTTTTCATTAAGTTTATTTGCCAATCGTTTTATGTGGCTTTCATAGGGAAACGATTCAGGGGAAAAGTACGCCGTTCTAAACCCATATTTAAGGGCAAGATTGCAAGATATTTGATCAACAAAGTCTGATTTCCCCGAATTGGGTATTCCGGTAATGGTTGACCACTCCCCAAAAGCCATTTTAAACCATTCATCAGAGTCCGCAAGTTGAATTGAGTAGTTGACTATACCTTTTTCATTATAATTGATTACATCTTGCCAAATGTCGTTTATATTTATAACCCCCTCAAGTGGAAATGACTTGGTTTCTTTTAATATTGACCGAAGTGTTTCAGCACCTTTTTCCGTTAATACCTCGTTAGCATCTTTATATTCTCCAAAGTCAACATATTTACAACGGTAATTTCCAAACCTTCGAGCGAGTTCATTTCTAAGTGATAACCCGGCATCATCGTTGTCGGTGCATAACACTATTTCTTTTTTTTCTGTAAAGTATTCAAAGCAGTTGTCAAGATATTCAAGGCGTTGATTTCCTTTTGATGCACCATTTGGAACACTACAAACGGAATAAATACCCGCTTCCGATAATGACAATGCATCCATTTCACCCTCGACAATATAAATCGTGTCCATTTCTTTTATGTTGTCAATACCATAAAATATTAGTTCGGCACCGCTCACCATTTTAAAATTCTTTTCCCCATCACGAAATTTGGTGTTGATTAGTTCCCCATTTCTGTAATAATTGAAATTGATAGCTTTGCGCCTTTTATCTACTTGGGGAAAATATTCAGTTGATTCGCCAATTTTCCAATGCGATAGTGTTGCGGTGGATATACCTCTTTTAGAAAACCATCCAATTGTCCGGTCTGATAATTCAACTTTTGTTTCAACTGGTTTAATATATTCTTTTTTAGGCTTAAATTTTACATTGCCCGACCAATTACAATGATGGCAATTATAGACACCCTTTTCAATGTTTACCGACAAACAAGGGTCGGATTTGTTTTTTCTTGTGTGAGAACACTTTGGGCATTTTGTTTTTTGTACGTTGGCGTTCGATTTAAGTTCAATGCCAAGGTTTAGAAATTCATCGATCATTTAATTTAAGTTTTAGTAAGTTTAGTTGGTGGTGAAAATTAATAATTTCTTTTCTGATTTTTATGTTTGATTGCGGAAAATCTTTTGATGTTTGTTTATTCATTCGGATTCGCTCTATTTTACCCATTTCAAATATATCATCAACCTTGAAAAGAAATCCATCATTTTTAACTACAATCAAAAGGTAAATTCTCAAGGGGTCTTTCGTTTTGTGTTTTAGTTTTCTAAGATTGTCAATCTTTTGTTTTTCGATATACCATCGATCCCACATTTCGGAACGTTCCTTGACTTCAACAAGAGTTTTAATATTGTTTGTGTATCCATAAATATCGAATGGCGAAAACTCGTTTTCAGACAATTTAAAGTCACCATATTTTGAAAGTGCATCCAAACACCTTTTTTCGGTTTCTCTTGTTTTATTTTTATCGTAATGCATCAAATTCCCTCCCTCCAAGTTTTTGGATTAATTGTTCTAATTTTGCCAATCTACCCTCTTTTGATTTTCTAATTTCCGGAATGCTTAAAACATTCTTTTGCCAAAACGAGTCCTTTCTTGCTTTATTTATTATCCACCAGAGTTGCCTTGGGTTGCAATTATCTTTTTCATCTGCCAATCGAATGGTATCAAGCCATTTTATTTTTTGTGCCGTTGTTTTTGGTCTTGTCCTTTGTGGAAATAATTCAATTATGGCATCATAACATTTAATATAGTTGTCCGCATAATCAGACACTTTTTTGCTTGTTTTTGATTTGCGGTTATTTATATTTATATTATTATTATTATATACTATACTATTATCCATTAACTTTTCTTTAATACCCCCTTTAAGTTTTCTTTGTGGGGGGTTTAAGAAAAGTTTACGGGTGCTAATTCTGTTTTCATCTAATTCATAATGGGCATTTAAATAATCAAATTCAATGAGTTGGTTTATCCATTTTGATATTGATACTTTCGAAACTTTATAGAGTTCAGCAAAATATTTATTAGTGGCAAAACAAAATCCTTTTTTATTAGATAGGGCGGTTATTTCACCATAAAGCAACTTGGCATTGGGGGTTAGTCGGTCATCATACCGAACATCTGCCGGGATGATTGCATAGTAGTTTGGTTTCATTTTTAGTCCTCGGTTATGTCTTTAAGTTGATTTGAAAAACTTCTTAATTCAACAAAAATATTTCTAAATTGTTTTATTGTGATTTTATCATCATCAAAAAGTTCGAAAAGTATTTCAAGAAAAAATTCAAATTCAGCCTCGGTCATCCTGCCAACGTAATCATACCTAATAGATATGTCGCCAATTGATGTATTAGTTCGCCAAACACGTTGGTCGATCTCGTTCCAAAATACGTTTTTAAATTCGTGAAAACTCATTTGCTAAACATTATAATTAAAACCGTAATGCTCATAATTAAAGCATATATTCCACTAATATATTCAAATGTTTCCAAAATACTCATCAATTAATTGTTTACAATCATCAAAGTCATAAGAAACAGATGTTTTCCAATTCTTGTTTTTAAGCGTTTTAAGGCACTTTTCTTGGTTTTCGGTAGGTTTATTAGGTTTAATCTTTAATTCGATTGCTAAGCCGTTAAAATCGCCCTTAGAATCAAAACAAAGAACATCCGGGACACCGGCAACCCCTCCGAGTTTTTTAAACTTAAATCTTTCAAATGGTGTTCGTTTGCCCTCATTTGGACAATGGATCACAAATGCATCCGGATATTGCATCTTAAAATACTGCATTACGGCGTTTTGGAATTGATCCTCTTTGGTGAGATACTTGTTAAAATTATTAGGCATAATATTTTTTTCTATTGATTCAAAATTTTCTTTAAGAAAGGGGTCTTGATTGTACTGAAAAATGTTCTCAATTGTTTTGATGCCGTGCATCACGGTTGCGTGATTTACTTTTACTTTTTCGCCAATAGCACTATATGAGATAGGGCGAACGTGATCCCTTGATAATTTATAATAAATTGACCGGGCATCAATGAATTTTCTCAATCTTGTTTTTCTTCCGATGTCAAATCCAAAATAGTAATCGACTTCTTTTTTAATAAATTCGGTTGTAAGTGTTTCCATACTATAAAATTAATGAACCATCCTTTGCCATTTCACTTGTTTCGTATCCATAAGCAATTCCGGTTTTTAAATAATGATTCCATTGTTCTAAAGCGTTTTGATATGCCAATCTACCCTTTTCGATCATATCATCGCTTAATCCATAAACAACCACCGAAAATGGATGCTTGGTTTCTATTGCTATAAAACGAAATCGCTTTGGGTCAAATCCTAATGCATCAGAATAAAATGCCGCTTGTAGGTGATAGCCATAGTTGTAAACATCCCTTAAAAACGCCCTTGGCGAATTATCCTGACAAGTTTTGATGTCACTAATCCAACCATTACCTTTGACATCCGGTCGAACACGAACCGGTACTTTGTTATGAATACCATAGTGTGATAACTCAACATCACCCTTTGTGTAAAATATTGCCAAATCATTTTGCATAAATTGGCGTTTAATATTTAAGATAATATTCCCCGGTTGTTCCTTGTCATTACTGATGTATAAAAGTTCCTTCCCCTTGTGATCTTCTTGTTGCTCTTTTCTTTTTTTCATATACCCTTCCCCCCTTGGTATATAATCAACAATCGCATATTTCTTGTCAAATTCCTTTGGCTCAAGTATCGCCTCGTGTACTGCCGTACCAAGTGCCAATGAATCACTTGAAAAAGGTCTTTGATTTAGAAAATGATAAACCGATTTCTTGTGAATCGTTTTCAATCCGGATGCGGAGATTTCCGGTCTGGAATGATAGTTTTCATTTGAGTCCTTTTGTGTTTTCATTTCTTTGATTGTAGTACAATGATTTTTGTGGTTAATTTAGCGTTTTCGGTTTTCCAATAGTCGACCCGGCATTCCAAGTTTTCTATTTTTTCGTTCTTTTCCTTGACTATATTTTCAAAGAATTTGATACGCTCTTGCATAAAAGATGTGTCAGATTCGGGGGTTTCATCGACTATAAAATGCATCATAATAAAAAAATAAAAGCACCCCCGAAGGGGTGCGGTTAGTGTTTAAAACGGTAAATCGTTTTCTTCTTTTACCACTTGGGTTTTTGTTTCGCCACCCTTATAGGTATCAAGTTGAAAATAAAGTCCCTTGTCCCCTACCTTTATGTCAAATGCCAATTGCTTTTGACCATTGTAGTCCTTAAAATACTCAGATTGAGTTTTTGCCCACTCGACAAATTCGTTCAAGGTAATTATCATTTTACCTTTTACAAAATCCGGTGCGCCTTCCCTTGGTGGAAATGTGATTAAACCTTTTGGATAAATCTTCTCGTTAGTCATAATTAAAAAATATTAGTGTTAGAATTAAAATTTGATTTTGGTGTTTGGGGTTTTCTGTTTGATGCGGAGTTGGCATCATCATCTACTGATTGCAACGCCAATAATGATGCTAAAGTATAACGCCTGAAATATGTTATTTCTGAGCCTTTCTTTTGGGCATCTAATCCTTGGGATAGTGGAATGGCTGAAACCTCCTCCTCGCCGGTTTCCGTGCATCTAAGAACGGTTTGAACCTCATTCTCAATAATGGGTTGTAATATGACAACCTTATTCTTTTGGAGTATCGGCAAAGTGTGTTCCAACAATTGATTGATGTCAAAATACTTTGATTTGAAAAAAGGATTGTTTGCGCCCTTTGTTATTTTACCAATTTCCTTTTGAATTTGGAATAGTTTGGTTGAAATGGATTTGTTTTCACTTATCATAAGTTTAGCGGTTTTAGATTAATGTTTAATTTTTTGAGTTTGTTTAGGTCATCAACGGTAAACCTTCCCGGTTCTTTTATCTTAGAATTTAGCGTTGGCAATGTAATATCAAGACATTCTAAAACATCCAATTTGCGAATATGCAAACGCTTTATTTCATTGATAAAATGGATTTCAAATTCGTTCATATAGAATATTTAAATGGGGGCATTGCTGCCCCCGGTTGGTTTTAGATTTGTTCAGGTTCTGTACTGTCTTTTATATCACGAAAAGACCTATAATCATCACCGTGTATTCCGGTTCCATAAAGAGCAATACCGTTGACAATATTGTCACTATAAACACCATCAAAAAATGCTTGTAATTGATTTTTGATTTCGTCTCTTTCAATACCTTTAGAGATTTCAAATTTTGCGATTAATTCTTTAATTGAGATTACCATAATTCTTGTTTTTTGTTTTTAAATATACTGCAATATATAATTTATTTTACAAACTAAAAAATATTTTACTAAATAATTTAAAAAACCCCCCACGATTCAAGAGAACCAATAGGGGGAAGGAAACAAAAGGGGACTTTTTATTCGAATTTAATCTGAAAATCGGTATTTACATCATCATCCTGATTTGGTATGTGGCTAACAATTTTGTATTCATTTTTTTTAACCGAGTAGGACATACTATCTATTATAGATGAAACTGGTTCTTGGTTTGTTCTGAAATTCACCCACAATTTATTATGTAGTGAAATCGGAATCGGTTCGGGATTTGTGTTGAAAAACGTTCCTTCAAACCTTTTAATGTATTCACGATAGTCATTAATCATTTCTTGCGTAATTAATTGGTCAATAGGTTTCGCCGTATTAGGATTTAATCTATTTACAAAATCGCCCAAAATACGACCATCGTGTTTTGAATTTTTTAGTGCGTTTGACAATATATTATCTTTTGATTGGTAAAAGTTCGAAATCACACTTGTAGTCCTTGACTTGTTTTCCATTATCGCCGTTGACCTTGTTTGAACTGCCTCGGATATTTTAACGTTGTCGACATATAGTCGATTAAAATCGGCAGTAGTGCCAGTGACTATTGGTTGTCCTAATCTAAAATCAACATATAATTTATCAGTATATTGCCCAATGGTTGTTGCATCAACTTCCCCGGCTTTGTAAGGCGGTACATCAATAGTGAATTTCTGCCATTGATTGTTAGAAATTACGCTTGTGTAATTCCTTTCGGGATATGAATTATTAATATAGGTATTTTCAACAAATTCGTTTGATTGTGCATTATACTCAACATCATATCCAGTACCTGAATAAAAGAAACGATATGTTAATTCAAATCTAAATTCAATTTCAACATCATCTGAATCAGTATCGGCAAAATATTCAAATTCAAGTTTAACGGGCATTTTTTGATTTACTTGGGGCAATGCGATAATTTGTGATTCAAGAAATATACCGGACACCAAAGTTGTTCCAATTAATCCAAGGTTTCCTGTTCTTGATGAATTGGTTGTTGTAGTTTCAAGATATACGTTTTTACTTAAAGGGAAAGTTTTCGGATTACTTCCTGATGTTGGTGATACAAAATTACAAGTACCTATATCCCACTTATATGATGCCGTTGTTGTAGAATACATAAAATGACTGTTCGGATGAACATCTTCAAGTTGATCAACCTTTGTAATATATTCCGCCTTTTTTATAGGCGGCAAATATTCAACGGTCATATCATTATTAATTGGTATTACAACATCAGGTGCGGTCAGAAGGACATTTTCAACTAATGTTTCTTTATAAACACCATCCTTGTCATACCTTTTGAATTTAATAAATTCCTGATTGGTATTTTGTAATAAATCTAATTGTGCGTTTCTAATCGTTCCCATTATTCATTTGCGAATTGATACCTTTCGGTAATAAAGTCATCTTGTATTCTTACAACCACAATATATTCATCTAATGTACTTGTTAGTCCTAAATCAGTTAAATCATTTGGAAAATCACTAATATTAGTAAATGTTGGTAATGTAGGTTGTCCATTTATATTTTGACTGTAATTTGTTTTGACCGTGTCGTACCTTCTTGCATTTCCAATAAATGGCAAAACATAGAAAGCATAATAACCATTTTTAAATGAATAAACAAAATTACTTGAATCCGGCGTCCTTGGCAATTTAGTTGCAAATTGAGGCGTTGGATCAACGGTATTATTTGATGGAGCATATAGGATTGATGAATAGAATACTGATTTTGTGCCTAATCCAAACAACCTCCAACTTTTATTGTCTGATGAATCCAATTGACCGGCACCAATAGAAATATTGTGTGACCTCAATATACCAAGTGATGTTGCTTCATTAACACCTATTGTTGTTCTTATATAATCAATTTCCGTAAATGCAAATAAATTGCTTTGCAAACTACTTTTTGCCCTTGATAATGCTTGTTGAGTTGTTGTGCCGTAAAATATATTGCCTAATCCATTACTAAATGCGTAAAGATTAAATGGTGGCACAAGTGTCAACGAACCGCTTGGTTGTATTTGTGCCGCTTCTCTAACTATAATATTGACAAAAGCGGCGGTCGATGTATTCGTGCCATTATTTGCAGTAAAGAAGAATTTGTCGGTTCCTATAAATCCATTAGTTGGCGTATATGTAACCGTGTTTCCGCTAATGCTTGTGATACCATTATCAACATCATCTGTGATTGCAAAAGTCAGAGATAACCCATCGGCATCAAAACCATTTAATTGAAATACACTTGCAACATTTTCCGTTGTTGTTATAAATATGTTTTGAACTATTGGAGTTGATACTGGTGTTGTTTCCTCTGATTGGTAAATTCTATCATCAAGTAAATTTGAGTTTGACATTATATACCATCTTCCTTGACTTTGGAAGATTCTTGAATTTATTGACCTTAATATTTTCACCAATAAATCCTTTGAATTTAGATTTAAATTTGAATTTGTTAAAACACCATATTCAAAAAGTTCGATATCGTTTAATATGGTTTTATCATCTGAATCAGAAAACCCTTGACCTCTCAAAGAATTTGCAACAAATATGTCAAAATCAAGTCCGGTGTTTTGTAGTATTTTATACACATAGTAAAACGCCTCATCAAAATTCGATTGGAATGTTTGACTTGGTAATGACCCACTTAATACAATATTGGAATTAGGTGCATCATAACCATCCAAAAGACCAAGACCATCAGACGCTACAAGTTTAATTGGATATGGCGTTGTGGTAAATGCCTCTTGAAAACGGTCAACAACAATAAAACCTTGCCAATAAAACTCAAATCCTTGTCCACCCGGATCATCCCAATCAAAACCGGATGTCTGCCATTGATCTTCTGTGGCATCCCAAAGGGGTGAACCACTTACATCACCGGTTGATATTTGAACCTTGTATTCCCGTTCATCCGCATCATACCAATCATCATAATTAGTTCCGGATTCACCGGTTGTTTCATTCCATTCAACCTCACTAAGATTCCAATTTTCATCAAGGTCATCCCAAGCAGTCCCACCGGCGGTTTCAGTTACGAAAAGATTAATTTCGCAAGTTGAACCAATTATTGGATTGTAAAAATCATCATTATTGTCCCACTTAATTACAACCGGATTGTCTGTTCCAATAAGTGGAAAAACTGTTCCGGAATAGTTTTTTTGTAGGATTGAAAGTTTCCGTGGATTATTATATACATCGGAAAACAACAAAGAAAACTTCTCGCCGTATGCCATTATAAAATTCTTGTTCTGTTCCTATCGGCTCTCTGTAATGCCAAGACTAAATCTTGACCCTCTAATTTAAAGCCTCCGGTAATATTCACGTTTGTTTGACCTCCGCCAATCATTGATTTTAATTTATCAAGTGGGGCAATCACTTCCGGGTTTGACCTTGCGCCGGTATATTCACCCATAAGTCCAAGAGTTGGTGCCGACACGATACCGCCGTTTGCGAATGCCGTAACGCCTCCACTTTGCATTTTTCCGGCTAAACCTTTGATGATAGTACCCAATGCAATAGCGGCAAGACCGGCGGCGGCACCAACAATCGGAATTGCAAATGTTTTCGCCAAATTTGATGCGGCAACTGCGGCGACACCCATTTGGATGATCAAATCACCTATTATTGATAAAATAGTTTTGCTTAAATCTGCAAAAACATTACCACCGGAAACCAATGATTGACCAAACGTTTGGGCAATTGTTGCGCCTATTTGACCGAAATCGGCGGTAAATGTGTCTTTTAAAGATTTTGTTTGTTTTTTTAATCCATCAAAATTAGTTTTTATTTTTTCAAAATTAAATCCAAATGCCGCTTTTTTGCTTGGGTCAAATAAAGAAACTAATCTTTTACCTGAAAATTCCATAACGGATTCAACTTCTTTTCGAGTTTGTTGAATCGTATTATTAGACTTTTCTTGTTCTTTATTGTTTTCGGCAATTGCCTTTGTTTCTTTTTCGGTTTCTTTTTTATTTTCTTTCTTAGTGTTTAAAAGTTTTAATTCATTTTTTGTTGCCTCTTTTATCGCTTTAGATTGCTCGTCGAATTTTTTATTTATTGAATCTATGTCGGCACTAAAACCCTTGCTTAAAACCTCTCTAAATATTGAACCAAGGCGATTTACTTGTCCACCTAAAAGTTCAAATTTTTCCTTTGCCTTAATTAAAAATACATTTAATTTATTTTGCAGAAAATCCCTTAAACGTTCACCGGCTTCGACTATATCATCAAAAAATATTATTAATGTTGAAATTGCCACAACCGCAATGGCAACCGGGGCAGATATTGCACCAATCGCCGTTGCAATGCTTCCAATAATTATAAGTAAAGGCGGTAATATTGCAGCTAATGCACTAAATCTCAAAATACCTACTTTCAATCTTGGGGATAGTTCTTTAAATTTTTGTATAAGACTTGTAATGTCAGCCAATAAGTTTTTTAATATTGGCAATAAAATTTTACCTAAATCAGCCAATGCAATGTTTAAATTATCTTTTAGAGTCGAAAACTGACCGGCAAAAGTTTGTGAAAGTTTTTGCATACCATTCTCAAACTGACCGCCTTCGGATGTTGCCTTTTCAAATCCCTTTTTAAGTAGTTCAAAAGTGATTTTTCCCTCACTACCCATTTTTCTTAATTGGTCAACACTTGCACCGGTAACGCCATTTAATATCTTGTAGATTGGAATACCGTTGTTAATGAACTGATTTATGTCTTGTTGCATAACCCTTCCGGCGGCGGCAGATTGTCCAAAGGCAACCGCCACTCTTGTAAGGTCGGCACCGGCAACGGCTGAAACATCACCAAGTAATTTTAACGAATTAAATGCATCATCAGTGGACATTCCAAAACCAATCAATTGATTATTTACTGCCGCTAAATCTCCCAATTGGAATGGTGTTTTTGCCGAAAATTGTACAAGCCTTTCAAATGCTTTTGCACCTTGTTCCGCCCCTCCGGTCAATACGTTTAATGATGTTTGTAGTTTTTCAAAATCACTTGCGGATTTTACCGCAGCCGCACCGGCAAGTCCGATGGGCAAAGTTAACCTTGTAGACAAACGCTTTCCAATGTCGGTGGTTTGCTTCCCAAATGCTTTAAGTTTCGATGATGCGGATGAAAGTGATTTATTTAATCCTTTTGCATCCCCATTTATTATTACTTCTAAAATGTTTGCCATAATGCAAATTTAACAATTTAAAAAACAACCTCCCTTTTAATGTCTTTCATTGATTCAAGTAAATCTTCAAATTCTTTTAATTTCTGTGGGGTTGACCTTGGGGCGTTCCTTTTTAGATAAACATCTTGTGGCAAAGGGAATAAATCCGGGGGTTTAACGGTTTGACTTTTCTTGGTGCAATTTACGTTGTGGATGAGAGTTGCCAAATATCGCAAACGTTCCCACTCAAGGTTTTGTTTGATGATATGGCTTTCACCCAATAGTTGATTTTCCTTCCAAGTGTTAATCCAAAAATTACCCGGCGGAATACCGCATTGCCCAATAAAATAGTCAGCTAATGAATCCCAAGTTACTTGCTCGGGTTCGCTTGTGTTTTTTTTTCCTCGGTGGGATTCCTTTGGATTCCCATATTTAAATCATTACCGAGTATTCGTGATTCGGTCATTGCCGTAACAATCTTTTCAAGTTCATTAGCATCAACATCCTCCAACCACGCACCGACTTTAAATTTATTATAGTCAATTTCGTTGCCTTGTTCTTGGTCGTTTGCCAATAAGCCACAATAAATGATTTCACGAATTACACTCAATGATATTCCACCCTCAAAAATTTCCCCCAATTGGTCAAGTGAAATGTTTAATTCATCGGTGAATGCACTCCAAAAGTTCATTGAGAAGTGCATAGTCCTATTTTTACCACCAATTTTTAGGTCGTGGTAACCCCTCCTTTTGTTCCCCATTATGTATTAAAATTACGAGTTGACCGCAGTTGTAATTGATCCGGTAGTTACGATAGTACCTGAATAGGTAACCGCACTTTCCATTTCGCCGCTTGTTTCAATTGAAGTGATAAAACCTTCACCTGAAAAAACAGTATCTCCGGTGATGGTAGTCCCAAAAGACCAATCGATTTTTGAACGACCTTCCATAAGCGTAGCCATTTGAGGTACGTTTTGGGAGTCGGTATAATCGACAAGTCCTTCAAAGCTAATCTCTCCGCTTCTAAGACCTCCAATCACTTCTTGATAACCGGCTGAATCCTTGCTCGTTGCTTCCGGGGCATCCATAGACAACGAAAGGGTCGCACTTGTTGAATGACCAATGGTTGCTAAAGTACCCCCATCAGCGATAAATTTTAATAATAAATTTGTTCCGTTATAAACAGTAGATGCCATAATTCTTTATTTTTTACAAATATAATACTTTTTAATTTTTCAAAATATTTTCAAATCGTCCATTATTTAAATGCCATATATATGAATGTATCTCCTGAACCATTTATAGAAGTTGCGCTTATATCCAATTTAAAACCATCATTTTCCATAACAACGCCATTTGACCCTGAGTTAGA